ACTTGGAGATGCCATTACACACAATAATCCCTTCTTTTATATTTAGGGATTATTCTGCTGGTGCCTCTGCAGGGGGTGCTGCTGGTGCTTCTTCTTCTCCAGCAAGCAGTCCAATAGTCTCTAGACCACCCTGAAGTTTGATTTTATATTCTTTTGCTTTAGCTAGATTCTCTTCTAGTTCACGAATCTGCTTTTCCGTGGTAGCAATTTGCTCCTCGAAATTGGACTTAAGTTGTGCTGCATCGACTGCCATGTTTATCACCGAAAATAGTGTGTACTGTATTTATTAGGTTGGAGAAACCCTGTATGAATACTTGTCGTCAACAATTAGTGACGGCATAAAATTCATAGAGATAGAGACTCTGCCATCTTTTTGGTTGTCAGAATAACCATGAGTGAGATTAGATTGCCATAGCATTAACTCTCCTTCGCTGGGATGCATAATAACATCGCAGTTATATTTTCCCAACTTATTCATGTCTGCCAACAATGAAATTGATGGTGCTTGTGAATGAGTAGAACCATCTGGATGTCTGAAGAAAAGCGGTGCATGTCCTTCTTCATGACAAACATAATATGTTCCTGAGATATATGCATTGGTATGGAAATGTGGATATTGACTTCCACCAGCATCACAAAGATTCAACCAACTATCTGTGATGATCATTCTCTCAGGAAGATCATATCCTAAATCATCAGCAACAAAAGAAGTACATTGATCTTCCAACCATTGCTTAAACTCTGACATTTCTTCTCTGTGTAGAAATGATCTACCAGATGTATTGTCATAATGATGTAGTTTATTATTCATTGTATTGGTGAGCATATTTTCACCTTGCATCATGTCAACTACTTGTCTCTTTAATGCATCACGGTCTGGATAAAATTCTCTGCCAATAGCTTTGGGAAAAATGTCAGTTAGATTCATTCTTTTTCAATACAAAAATATTCACGCCGTTCCACCAAGAATCGACATCTTCAATTTCACCAGTGAGAATACTTCTCTCATATAAAACTGTAATATTGTTCTCATCAATAAACTCTTTTGTAGATGACAATACACCTTCGAGGTTTGCATCATCAACAACTAAGATAAATTCATTTTCTGTATATGGGAGAATATGATTCAAACAACTCTTTTGAGTATTCAATTCGTGGTCTGCGTCATAGAAAATAGTATTAACTTTTTGATCTAGATTCTCTTCTGTAGCTTCACGAATATCACCATTCAAAATTGCAATATTACTATTGTCTGTCCACACAGACTTAACATTCTCAATGAACGTTTCAATAGATCCCTCTTCATCATCCCATGGAATATCTTCTCTGATAGGTTTGATGTCTACATCATGCCAATGATCTGCTGCATATGCAGTAATATCATTTCCTTGAATTGCTGCACAGAATGTACTACCATTGTATACACCAATTTCTAGATACTTCGTATCTTCATATGAGCAAAGATTATTGAGAAAGTGTCTTACCTTGTCAGAAGTGAGACCCTGAATGTTGTGATTAAACTTTGACTCTCCTTCAATAGCTTTGTCGATAGAGTCAAGACATCTTGTTACAAATGGATGACACACTCTATCTTGTTTTTTGAGATGTGCCTCAACAACTGTATCGCAATAGTTGCATTCCCAGCAATCAAACTTACAGTTTTTAATTTTATCTCTCCAGATGTCAATTGGTCGATCTTTCATATTAAGATCTTCCATGTATACATTCATACGTGGGAAGAGAATTTCATCACCATCGTTCCATTTTTTAATGATGTCCATAGACTCCATCAGTCTGACAGCACTTTCTCTACCATGCATCTTGAATACATCAATGCCTAGATCGAGAAACTCTTGCCAATCTTCTCTCCACGGTGGAATGTTTGCTGCTTTAAGAGATGCAGATGATTCTGTTACATCCCAAGTAGAACAAGATACTCTACTGATTTCAGAATTAAAATATTGAGGACTATCATCTCTTGTACAATTATATTGATAGTGCTCTGGCATAATAGGACAACCACCCCAGCAGTTTTCATTAGCTAGCAGTGATAGTTTTACTGGTTTGCCAATAGATGCACAATATTCTTTTGCTTCGATAACTCTGTTGAGAGCATCTCTATCTCTCATCAAATCTCTATCAAGATTTACATAGTGAAATCCTGCCCTAGCACAAGCAACAATTTCATTTGCTTTTGTAACTTCTCTAAGGATTGTGTTTTTGATAAACAGTTCAGGAAATTCTTTTTGAATTTGTCCTGAAGAAACCCATGATGTATGAGGTAGAGTTACAATACGAACACCCTTATCATACAAAGGTTTGAAATTTTCTATCCACAGATCTAGATTTTTTTGATCTGGTCTAATCCACATATTATTAAATGTGGCAGATAAAGGAATACCTGTCTCTTGAGAAATAAACAATGCATTTCTTGTAGTTCCACTAATAGGATCAACTACAAAAATATCACCCATCGCATCCTGTGTAAAAGGAGGAATGCGACAGGTAAAATATAGATCGTAAATTAAATGCTTATGCTCAATGAGGAATGGTATAAAAGTTTCCTCAGCAAATTTTTTATCAATCTTTGGATTGATCGGCAGACTGAAGACGCTTGTCATTGAGTTCATCACGGATTTGATCTAAGAGTGGAATGTTAAGGTTGTTCTCTACACCATGGAATGTAGGAACTTGAACGTCAGGAGACTCAGCATACGCTTGGAAATACTTCTCTGTTCTTCCCTGAATCTTATCCATAGAGATTTTCATCAGACAAGCATACTGAGATGCAACATCAAGAATGCCAACTTGGTCTTCTTCTTTCATCATAGCAATAGAATCCATGTTGCCAACACCGACTCTACCATTTGCCATAATATCTAGAGCAGCTTGTTTACCAAGTCTTGCAATCCAATACTTTCTTTCATCTTCTTCATCCCATTCAACTGCATCTAGTAAATCTTGTTGTGTTAGACCTTTGTCTTTAACATAGTCTAAGAAAACTTGCAGTTCATACTCTGCTTGACCTTTTCTTCTATTCCACATTTCTTTGTCAAGTTCAGCAAACTCAACTTCCGCTGCAGCAAATTCAATTTCAAATGGATCTCCACCTTCTGCTTGGAGTCTCTCTAATGTAGCTTTGTCACGACGCAAACGAATATCTCCTTTCTTTTCATCAAGGAGCATTTTTTCGTATTGGTGTGATCTGTTTTCGATTTCTAATAAAACTTGTTTTAGTTGTCGATCTTCTGTGACATGTGACTTAATCACATAGTCTAAAATTTGATTCTTCGACATACCAAGAGATACCCTTGTGGCAATATCCCTAATCTCTTTATCTGTAATTACACTCATAATAAATCAAAAATTAATGATTAGAACTTAATACCTGGAATTACCTCTTCTCTGATATAAACACCATCAGTCAATGTGTATTTATTTTCTTCTCTTGCCTGTTGTTCTGGCATCGGAAGACCGAGATACTTCTCATATAATCTATTTATCTTCCTAATTGTATCGCAATCTGCAAACTCTTTCTTAAGTTCTGCAGACTTAATGTAGAGTGCTTTTACGTTTCTATCGTAAGCAGATCTCTTCTCTTTAATCTTTGTTTTTAAATCAGATGGAGCAACACCTTTAGCTACTGACAGTTCTCTGATAATGTAATCATTGTCATTATCTACATCATCATTTTGATAGTCCCATGTCTTTTTCTCTAGAGCAGTGACACCTTCATCTAGAGCTAAGAACCTTTGCTCAAAAGTTTGCTCAACAATTAATTTTGCCAAGAACTTCATAGTTCTTAGAATAGTATCATATCTTTTCTGTGTAACAGGAACTGCTGCTTTTGGTCCTTCAGGTGCCATGTCAGCATAAGATAGATTATCAAAATCTGCTTCTGTCTTTAATTCATCAGAAGGAACTTTAATGGTAGAACGGATGTCACCAAGACTTCTCATACCAAATACTGCCATCTCTTTGTCCATCTCGACAAATCTATCTGACAGAGAATTAATTCCATTAATGTCTTCAGAATCCAACGAGAAAACATACCAATCAAGGACAGAGTTGATTGGTTGGTATGAAATTAATTTTGTTAGGTCTGGGAGTTTACCAACGAAATATCTTTTAGACATGTTTAAATTCCTGTATATCCTGAAGCTAAAGTACCGTATTCAATAGCAGCACCAGATGCTCTTCCAGGTGTTCCCTGAGAGTTAAGACTGCCGTTTAATCCAAATGAGTGAGTGGAGAAACTTACCTGACCACCAGTATTGTTCTGACCACCGTCATACATACCGTTCATAAATCCATGAGTATTTCCAGTGTGGAATGTTTCTTCACCAGTAGTTGCTGGTTTACCAACAGATCCTAAGTTAGAACCAGTAACGTCATCTCTTCTGGAAAGTGCAGCGTTAGTTCTATAACCACCTGCAGTATTCCAATAAGAATAACCTAAACGGGAGTTCCAAGTTTTGTTTGTTCCATCAGTTCCAGGAGCAGAACTCCATCCAGACCAAGACTGAGTTGCCCAGTCAAAGCTATATCCACTACCACCTTGCTTATACCAACCTTTGGTTTCGCCATAACCACATGCAGGGTTGTCACCACCAGTAGATCCACCACCACCAACAGTTGATACACTGTCATTGGTTAAGTCATATCTGTCTGGATTATTGTTGTTGTTTCCACAAACATATGCATACTTAAAGTCTCTCTTCATAACAGAAGTTCTGTTTCTGGAAGTCTGCATCGATGTTGCAGCACCAGTGTTAGACTCAGTAACCATACTGAAACTAGAAACATAGTTACCAGTGTTATTCCAACCGTTTGCTGTGCAGAAAACATATGCTCTCATAGCAGCGTTTTGAGCACCTGCCGTATATGCGTCAGATTGGTCTAGTCTGTCACCAATATTGGCGTTACTAAACGTTGAGTGTGTGCAACGGTTGATGTTTCTCCATGCAGCACCACCTCTATATCCTGCTGCTGGGTATCCTCTGGTAATATTGAAACCCTGAGAGAATTCAACAATGTTTTCCCAATAAGCATTAGTACCATCTGATTTCAGTGTGGCACCAACTGTGCTGTTTTCACCAGCACTTTCGGGAAACTGTGGCGGTAAGGTTGAGAATGGTTGACCATTCACAAGCAAACTATTATTGCCAATATCAATATTACCACCGAAGGTACAGGAACCATCCGTATTCAACGAGATGTTGGGATTGGTTGAACTACCTGCGGCAGTATATTTAAGTTGGTCTACTCTTAATTCTGAAGCCATGGATAATGGGATCTCCTACCGTTAGTATTTAGACGATGTTCCAGCTGCCACCATCAGCAACTGTGATCACAATATTGTTATTTATAGTGATAGGACCGAAACTACCGCAGTTTGTTCCGTTAGGAACAGTGATGTTCTCAGCAACAACTTGACTGTTAGCTTTGAAGATACCGTAGGAGTCGATCCACTGCCTTACGCCGTTAGCGTAAAGAACACTGGTGTTTGCTTGGTTGACGAAAGTTTGACCTTCGACGTTTACAGATCCAGCAACATGTAAATCATATGTTGGATTTGATTTCTTAACACCAACTCTAGACAATCTATAGATGTCATTACCGTTAGATGCTTCAGTCCATCTGGATGTTACAAACTCTTGGTTGTTCTGGAAGAACTGACCATTCAAGTTAATGTCACCCTGAACATTCAACTGATAGTTTCTGTTGGTGTTATTAGTTGGGTCAGTTCCAGAAGTTGCATTTGTGTTAATAGAAACTCTATTGTCACCCTTAACTAACAATGCAGGTGTTCCGTTCCAGGAAGTTCCACCACCACTAGTAGATGCAGTGATTTCAAATGCATTACTATGTCCAATCTGGTTACCAATTCTGAAGTTTCTTTGACTGGAAGAACCTAAGAAGTAGAGACCAGCACCAGAGTTATCATTTGCAGTGTCGAGAGTAACGTAATTTCTAAATCTAGATTGTCCGTTAACATCCAACTTATAGCTAGAACTTGGGGTTGAAGTTGCAATACCAACTGTGCCAGTATAATCAACGGTCATTGCCTCAGTTCCAACAGTTAGTGGAACCTCGTTACCACTTCTGCCAGGATCAACCATGAACGAAATGCGTCCATAACCAGACCAAAGTGCTAATCTCTCACTACCTCTATGATCGTAAAGTAGACCACCTCTTACAGCATCGTTATAAGTGAATGCCATACCAAACTGAGAATCAGCACCGCCAGAACCATCTACCCAGTTACCATTAAACTGAGCAAAGTCAATTCCATGAACATTGCCATAACCATTGAAGTTAGAAGGTCTCATTCTCAACTTAACGTATGACTGACCAGCACGGTTAGTAAATACAGTCTCGCCAATACCAATCTTATTCTCAGAAGCATCAACAAATAATGTATTGCTATCAACGTTAAGGTCATTAGTTAACGTTGTTACATTATTGATAGTTGCTGTTCCACTAACAGTGAGGTTAGAACCTGCACCAGTTAGGACAAGCGAACCAGTCATGGTGTCGCCAGTCTTAAGAACGTTAAGTGATGCAGCACCAGTTAAGGTTGCAGTAATTGTGCCAGCAGAGAAGTTGCCAGAACCATCACGTTGTACTGCGTAGTTAGAAATGTTAGAAGAACTAAACTGGATATTACCTTCGTTCCATGCTCTCTGACCATTGATAGTAAATGCATCAGCATTTAGAACTGTCAATGCCAATGTACCAGAACCTGCTGTAGCAGTACCACCAGCAGCTTCGAGTTTAGCTGTAAAGTGGTTGTCTGGAGCTCCAGGTACTAACTGAGAAGACCTGAAGTAAATTGCAGGACTAGATGATTGACCATCAACTCTTCCAAGTTTTAGTTCACCAGATCCAGCATTGTTAACAATCTTACCAACATCTACTGTGTTACCATCTTCTAGAGTAAAGTCATCAAATGGTTGTCTGTTAGATGCACTACCAGCGGTAAGAGCACCAATAAAGTTACCAGAAGTAAGTCTACCAATTAGAATGGTGAAGTCATTGAAGTTGTCAGAGGTGTCATCATTAACAGTAACCGAGTCAATAGTAAAGCTACCAACTGCCTGTGCGTTAGCATTGTAGAGGTTGATAGGATTACCAGGAGCAAATACACCAGTAGAAGATGTATCGAGAATAACTCCAGAGAAGTAAATTCTGAACTTAGGATCACCAAGGAATCCTTTGACAGTTACATTATCTCTAAAGTTGGTTGCACTGATAAATCTAGGAAGTCTGTTATCAGATAATGTTCCGTAGTTGATGTTAAGTGCATTCTGATACCAGTCACCTTGTCTATTGTCAAGTCTGTCAGCGTCAAGACCAGAATCAAGACCGTCATTTAGAGACGACCAGACTTTTGCCCATGTACCGAAACTAGAAACACCAGTTCCAGATCCACGGATATACATGTTATCATTATCTGTGAATGCAAGTTGTCTTACACCACCAAATCCAGCATCGAAACCAGAACCACCATTTCTGAAGGTTACGGTCATGTTTCTGGTGCCACCGTCGTTTAGTCCGTTAGCACTGTTGAAGATTGTGTTAGCAACAATACCAGAACTGAAGTTGTTAGGAGCAGGAGAAGAAGATGGGTTGTTAGTACCTGTGAGAACACGAATCGTGTTACCTGCTGTACCAGAAATTGAGATGTTATAAGTTCCAGATAGTCTATCAGAAGATAGAGTACCAGCACTCATGTTACTAGCATTGAGGTAGAAGGAACCTTGTACACCGTCTAGTAAGTCAGCGTCAAGTCCACTGTCTGCACCAGTCTTAAGTTCGATAGAACCGTTACCTGCTTGACCGATGTTAAACTGAGATTTCTTGAATCTAGAAACACCAATTGTACCGTAGAGGTCAGCAGAAATTGTGAGATCAGTAGCTCTCTGAACGTCAATAGCAACGTTTGCATACTGTCTGTTAACAGTAGAAACTTTTGCTTCTAAGACAAGATTAGAACCAGCACCTAATGCACCAGGAGCAGTAGTGATAGTAAAGTCACCGCTGTATCCAGTACCACCATCAGTTACGGTAATTTCTGTAACTGCGTTACCTGCAACAACAAAGTTTACCTTGAGACCTGTTCCAGATCCTCCAACTAGAGATACGTCGAAGTATTGACCGTTGGTATAACCAGAACCAGCGTTAGCAATAATAACGTCATCAACGAATCCACCTTGAGTGAATGTTGACTCAAACGTTAGTGGAGATGCACCACGCTCGAATTCAATAATTGTTCCAAGAGGAATCGTTGCATTGACTGGGTTGTTTAGGGAGATCGTAGTTAGACCTGCTGCTGTAATAACACCAGTAATGTTTGTATTAGCTTGGACACCACTTACAGTGTTCTTAACTTCGTGACCGATAAGAACATCAGAGTTCGTGGTAAAGACCATCTGAGATGATCCTGTAGTACACTGAGATGCTAGTTTTGCAAAGTATCTACCCTCAGCACCCTTAATGGATTGCATTGCGAGAGCAAAGTTCTGATCACCACGGAGGAAGGTAAAGGAGTTTGCAGCACCACCAGATGCAAGTCTATCTGTTTCAATAACACCAGATGTGATGTCAGATGCAGCAATCTGGTTAGAAGATAGAGATACCCAGTTAGAGTTGGTGAAGGAAGAAGTATTGACAACTCTGTTAATGTTGACTGTATTTGCAGTAGGCGATGTGCTATCGTCGAATGTATCAGTATCTTCAATCTTGATGTTGTTAACGATATCACCATACAGTCTGCTCTCAATTAGAGCATTACCAACTGCTTGTGTACCAGCACCAACAGGAGCAGCAAATGTTACGGTAGGAGCAGTGGTATATCCTTTACCACCTTTAAATCCATTAAAGTCAATGATTGTGACAGTAACAACTTGACCGTTTGCAATGGTACAAGTTGCTGCTGCTGATACTGCGCCTGCTTCTGGGTTACCACCAGAGAATGTAATTGTAGGAGCAGTAGTGTAACCAGAACCACCGTTAGTAACGTTGATCTGATAGACAACACCCTTTCTGTACTCAGTAGCTTGAATACGACCACCAGTTAAACTACCAGTGAAGATGTCACCAACAGTAAATGCAAGACTTGCATCTGGTTGGAATCCAAGGAAGAGACTATCGTTGTCATTGTTAAGAATGAATGACTGTGATGTATCCTGTTGAATTGCAATGTCACCAGCAAGTGCGCCTTCTAGAGATGTTCTCTCTGCTTGGTTTGCAACAGTGAAGACACTGAATGGTCTAAGTGCTGGGATCTGGTCGATAGAGATCTTACCAGAGTCAGTAAGTTCAACCAGTGCTCTAGGAACAGCGTTCGTAGAATATGGTTTGTTGATGTATGGACCGAGGTTGTTAGTGATATAATCTCTAACTGCCTTCTGAGTAGGTAGTTTAGAGTCACTGGAGTTAGCACCACCAAGTGTGTTAGATGCGTCGAAACCAGTAACAACAACGTCACCACCTTTCAGTTTCAAGAATTCAACTTCAGAGATGGTAACCGTACCAGTAAAGGTAATAGCACCAGTTCTGTTTTCGATTCTAGCAAATGTACCAACCTTGAAGTCACCAAGTTCGTCAGTACCAGAGACGTATACACGACCATATTGCTCAGATACTTGCTCGTATGCTTCGATCTTAGTACCACCGTTCTCAGGTAGTGCAAGATAGTTAGTACCAGAACCTGCAAATTCCCAAGTATGAGAGGAGGAGTTAACAATAGATGGTCTGTGTAGATTGATTGTCTGACCAGATAGAACACTGGTAGCTACTGCTTGACCAGTGGACTTATCTGTTAGATCCATGGCACCACCAGTACCATCATCGATCGTTAGCTGAGCAGAGAAAGGAGGACCAACAGTGACGCCAGCAACGACATCAATGAAGTATTCAATATCAGGATTTGTATTTTCGTATCCGTCAATCTTGACAACATAGTGCTCTAGTGGTTCTCTACCAAGACCACTTACTGTTAGAATAGTTCTACCAGTTGGAGTAGAGGAAACGTTGGAGATTGTTGCGATGTCAAACTCATATGGATCCTTACGGAAACCTACACCTCTTAGTGCGAACTGACCGAAGTTTGTAGCAGAGTTCGTGATGGAGCAATAACCACCAGACTCAGCAAGAACACCGTCAGCACAGAAGATAACGAAGACGGAAACCAACTGGGTGTAACCATCGTTGATGACCTTATAACCAGTACCACCAAAGGAGACAATCGTAAATGCCGATGCAACCATCGACTTACCTTGGTTCGGGAAGGATGCTGTTCCGTCTAGTTCTAGACCAGGGAAAGGACAGTTAGGTTGCTTGACTTTAGCACCGTCAACCTCAGCACCGCCACCACCTAGGAAGGAGATAACAGAAGCGTTCTGGGTGTATGGAGATGCTTCAATAATTGGATAATCATCAAAGATACCACGAATTGCCAGACGATTGTTATTTGAATCAGTAACAAAGTTCTCTGGATAAGAAAGAATTTGTGCGGTATCATATAGAGGATTGCTAGTTCTATTAGTAGATCCTGCAGGAATTGTTCCATCTAGAATGTCTTCAAAGAGTTCCATCGATGTGTTGATGGAAGATGCAACACCAGAACAATTAGCGTTACCACCAGAAGCATATACAACAGCAGCATTCTGTGCTGCTCTTACAAATGTATGTGCAGATTGTGGTAGATGCTTGAGGCAATTAGTAGCAGCAGTTACAAATGTGTGTGCAGACTGTGGACTATGTGAGATTGCACCAACTGTTGAGGATACAAAATTATGTGTATACTGCTGACCAGCAGGAGATGCACCAACATTAACTGTAATTGTTCCAGTCTGTCTATCAATGCCGTTAGCTGTAGCACTTACAAATGTATGTGCTCCAGTATAAGAAGAATTGCCAACACTAACCTCAAACGTATCGGTAGTTACATTACTGATCTGTAACCATCTTCCACTTGGATAGTCGAAGTTAGCACGAGGATATGCTTTCTGTGCTGTATTGCCATCTAGATCACAGGTAAATGTGAGAGATCCATCAGCAATTTTGATGTAATCTCCATTAGCAAAACCGTGACCAGCAGATGTTAGTACCAATCTGCCATTAGATGCGGTATAAACTGCGTTAGTAACTGTATGTTGAGTAGAACCAACTGCTGTAATAGCTAATGATTGACCTGCAGCAGGGTCAGATGCACGAGGATATGTGTGAATAGAACCATTGCTATCCTGATCACAAGTAAAGGAGAGGGAATCAGTAGCAATTACGATACCACGACCTACTCCAAGACCATGCTGACCGATGTTCAGAACTAGATCACCAGTTGTTGCATCGTAGGTTGTACCAGAAAGGGCAGTAAATTGTACGTTAGGACCAGATACACCAACGTTTAGGGTAATAGTTGTATCAGTTACGCTATCGATTGGGATAGATCTTCCAGAATAAGGATCAATTCCGTTACGTGGATAAGTCTTGGTAGTCTGATTACCATCCATCGTACAGGTAAACGATAGACCACCATCATCAATTACAACACCTTCACCAGTAGATAGTCCATGACCACTACCAATGGTTAGAACTAAAGAACCTGTAGCAGGATCATATGTTGCATCTGATGGAGTCCATTGTTGATCAGGACCAGATGCACCAACATTAATTGTAAATGTATCGGCAGTTGTTGATGTGACTGGTAAAGAATTTGCATATGCTGCTTGACCAGATTCTGGCAATCTATGCTCTGTAGCATTGCCATCCATTGCACATGTAAATGTGAATGATTCAGGAGCAAGTTTAATGCTATTGCTTGTAGTAACACTATGACCAACCACAGTCATTGTGAAGTCACCATTAGCAGGGTTGTATGTTGCCGCTGTTGGTGTGTGTTGTGCTAAAGCATTTCCTGCACTAGCATCTAGAAGAATATTCCAATCTTCAAACTTAGGAATTGGAGATGTGAGTTGAGTTGGATTGTAGATAAGGATTGATCCATTAGCTACAGCACTAACAAAAGTATGTGCAGAACCAGATGCGAGACCAGCATCACCAACATTACAACTAACTGTGGTAACACCACCAGAAGAACTTACTGCTGTGATAACATGACTCTTACCGTAGTTTGCATCTGTTCTTAGTGGACTGGAGTGTGTCTCTGTATTGCTGTTGTATGTGCATTGGAATGCAATTGCTTCTTCTTTAAATGCAATTCTATCTCCTACAACAGGAGCAACAATTGGATCAGGGAAGATTACATCTAACGCACCTGTTGATGCTGTGTAAACTGCATTAGTTGGAGTGAAATCTACATATGTACCATCACTCCAATTTCGCATTGCTGCGATAGCATATGTCTTAGCTCTTTGATATGCATAAACTGTTTCTGCTCTTTGTGCTTCTGGAATTCCAGTTAGAGCAGTAGAGGTAAAGTAACTTTCGGCAGCAGCAACAATATTCTCGTTACCACCAAAGCAAAGGTCTTTTGCTAGATTACTTAGTGTAATAGCAATGTCTCTCTTACACTTTCTCTCGTTTGTATTATCAAGCGCAAATAGTGGGAACTGACCGAGTGTATCACGGAGTGCTTGATCAGCAATAAGATGCTTGTTTCTTTCAATTAGATACGCTGCATCTAGATAAGTTCCATTCTGGTTCTTTGTGATAACATCAACCCAGAGGAATGCAAGAGTATCAATTGCAGATCTTACATCGTTACAAGCAAAACCAGTATTATTTGGAGTTCCATCTGCATTTAATAATGCTGTAGATGTAATTACAGTATCATCAAAGTATCTTGGTACAGTAGAATATACTGGTGTATAAATTGGATCTGTTGGAGTGCCGTTGCCAGTTCTCCAGTTTCTCATTGCATAGATGCAAAGCTCTCGTGCATATTCAATAGCACGGAAGTTCTGAACAATCTCATCTTTGATGTATGCAATGTCTCCACCAACAATATACTTCTTCGCTGCTTCAATGATGTTGAAGTTGGAACCAAATTCCAAGTCTCTAATAAGAGCATTGACAAAGTGGATAACATCTTGACGGCACTGTTCATCACCATCGCTTCCAGTATTATTTCCACTAGTTGGAGAACTGTAAGAAGGATAAGTCTTTTGACCAGCTTCACATGACAGTAGAATATCTGCTAGCTTAACAGTGTCATCATCTACTAGAGTTGTTAGTGCAGTATCAACTGTGATAGTTGCATATCCAGTGTTTGCATTATCGTAAACAAAACCAGTAATGTTTACAGTTGTATTTTCAAATTTAACTGTACCACCAGAAACATAAGTATGAGTTACTGGAGTCTGACCTAAGAATACTTTGAATGTATCTCCGCCACCAGTAATTTCAGATACTTGATAGTAATCTTTAGCAAATTGTCTATTGATTCTTCCTACAACTTCATCTGCAATAAACTCTCTGTTGTTGCGTAAGAATGTGCAAGCATCTTGGAATCTTCTTTCTACAGGTGTAGATAGAGGGAATGTGTTTGGAGAGTTGAGTAGGGATAGAGTAACTACTTTAGAGAAACTCTTGACGGTTGCAAATTGACCTGGATCTAAGTTTGCATCTGTAATAGATGGAACTTTCTTAGGAATAACAAATCTTCTGCAACGACCATCAGCGTCTTCAATGACCTTGTAAATTCTTTGTTTTCCGTTAAGGAACGAAAGATCTGGATTAGATGTTGGTAAGTTTTCGAGTAAAATTTCTTGACCTTCTTTGAAGTCATGTGTATTAGTTCTACCAACTAGTGCGTTAGTGTAGAATACAATACCACCAAGGTCTTCTGCATTACCAAACTGAGCACTCTGGAAACCACCAGTTGCAATGCTTGGATCTCCCTGTAAGGAGAAATCAATTCTAGAAATAGGTAGAGTTGTGGTATAATCTTCGTCTACCGATACAACCTCACCCTCAGCACGAATCGACTTAATCTTAGTCGTGTCGATCGTTTCTGTTTGTGGTGTAGCTTGATTAATAGTATATGTTCCAGCAATTCCATTTCCACTCCAGGATGGAGCATTTAGAATTGGAACAAAAGTTACATCCCAGATATTACTTGCAGACTGTGTAGTATCAATAGTAGCAACTTCATAGAATCCAGTAAATGGTGTGCCACTGGAAGGGGTCGCTACAATTTGAACAACTGTACCACCAGGAATAGTACCTGTTGGATCTGTAGTTAATCTTAGAGTATTATCACCTCTCTGTTCTGTTGCAGTTAAATTGTATGCAGCACCTGCACCAGCAGATGTGATGTATGAGAATTGCTCACCTTCAACGAAAGAACCAGATTGTAGGAGAACATCAATAGTACCATTTACATATGCACTAGCACCTGTTGTAGTTGCAAATGCTACGTCAATAACCTTTGCTCTAGAACCAGTGTTAACACCCTTTACAGTTAAATTAGATACTAATGTAGCAAGACCTGTATTGTTCTGGAAAGTAACACGGAACTGCTGTGGTCCGAAGATTTGATGACCAACTGGGAACGTTGTTCCAAAGTCACCATTAGCTTCGAGATCGACCATTACTCTTTGCTTATCGTCAAAGACCATAGCAAAGTCCCAAGTAGCAACTGCGTCGCCATTGGAATCAATTTGGTCACGATAAGTAACACCAATCACATAGTTCTTATCACCGAACTTCATGATGTGTTTGCCAGGGTTGGCAGGTCTGATAATTACCAGACGTAAGTTATCACCAACAACCGAGCAATCTGGTGGTAGAGAGATTGGGTTATCTTCTACATAGTCTCCACCAGAAACGATAATAGTTTCTTTGACGCCAGGAGTTTTCCATGCTTCCTGTGCTGCCTTTTTAATTGTTCTAACTGGGTTTACAGCAGAACGACCGTCGTTTAGGTCAGAACCAATCTGTGCTGAAACGTAAATACGACCACCAACGTCATTCGTTGCTAGGTTGAGGACGTATTCTGTAGTAGCAATCTTGTCAGATCTATCACCTAGTAGAGGTGTAATAGAACGTGGGAATTCTCCAGCAGCACCTGTCTCATTATACTTGTATGCGTTTGGATCATTTACACGGAAACCAATGTGTTTGAAGTCAACTTCACCATTTTTGACAATACCGTCAGTATGTTCAGGTGCTTCGGATCCAGTTTGTCCAGTATTCAGTGCCTGATAAACGTTAGCACCAAAATATCTGTATTGATTTTGTTGTAGAATAACATTGGAAGACCACAGTGTTCCTGTGTTATTCATATAGGTCTTCAGGTTAGGACCCCTGAATTCAGCATTTGGAGTAACGAAGTTATCGATATCCAAGTTTAGAATTCTCGCCGTATCAGAAATGATAGACGTAGATGTTCTAATAGCACCGTTAATATCAAGTTCGTAATCAACGGTATCAAGTTCTGCGATTGCAGTAGCACCTTGACCACCACCCTCTGAGATAGTTACAAGAGGTGCTTGTGTATAACCACTACCAGGATTGTTAACAGCAACTGTAGTTACTTTGCCGTTAAAAATAAATGCGGAAGCAAGTGCTTGAACACCACCAGGAGTGTTAGGAGGTCCGATAGTAACTGTTGGGTTTACAGTATATCCTGTACCTGCTGTTTGTAGGACAATATTGTTAACTCTTTGTCCAGTTCGGTTAATACCGACACGGGGTAATTGCGTAGTAGAATCTAGCTCAGTTCGCAAGACTTCTTTTTCGTCTGCTCCTGTGCCGATTCTAATCGTAGCTTCATTATCACCGATGAGTTTAGGATTGACGCCCCTAATTTTCTCTTTATCGGAATTAATATGAAAACTCATGGTGTTCCCGTGCCCTTGACTTTTTTCCTATTGTATATTTAGCATCACGCCCAGGCGATACTAATAATTTCGGTAGATGAAACCCACTTAATAGTTGCAGTAGTACCAGCTCTAACAGTGTTATAGCTAAAAACGTTAGTTCCACCAGTTGGTTCGATACTCCACGTTTCACCTGATGGAATATCGTCTTTAATTACCGTTTGGAAACTAGACATAACAGTTACATTACCAGCACTATCACATGAGACCGCAGTCTCAAACTTAACAGCATATACAGTTCCCGAATCATTTACAGCAATGATGTTTCCTGTGATAAAATTAAGGGTGTTGTTTTCGATGGGAATTTTAGTTCCCAATCCATCCAAGTCAAGAGTAGAAGTGTTTAGACCTCTTAAAATATAATGAGTTGTGTGACTATCCGTAAAGTGTCTATTCTTTACTTCTAGAGAGTTGAAATCTTTTCCATTCCTGAGTTCATCAACGATGACGGTTTTGCCAATGGCATACCCGCCTTTAGAATCAAACTTTTCGGTTGTAGTTGCCATTTTTATTTCTTAGTAACGGTAGATACGATAGTGATCTCGATTTGATGACCAGTAGTTAGGTCTGTGCCAACTTCAAAATTGATTCTGGCAAGATTACCAGATGTTCTCTCGAACGTAGGGACAATTAATTGTTGTCCTGTTCTGACATTACCGTACTCTGTATGGAAGATGTCTGTTCCATTATCTATAATACCAAACTCAAAGAATTCTCTATCATTATTATTTAAGTTCTCAGCAACTACAACTGTTTTAGCTCCTACCGCTGCCGTAGCATCGTAGATATCAGATCCACCTGTATTTGCAGAACCCTTAGTTAGAGTAATTTTTTCAGTTAGGATCTTGGTGTCTGCAAGTTCAAACTCCTTAAGATCTCCATCAAAAACTTTAACTCCAGTAAAGTTGCCTGTACCAAATGTGGTGTTGAAATAAACATCACCTTGATTATCAAGTCTGAGAACTGGGTCAACTGATAAACCACCAGAAAGACCTAGGTCAAAGTATTGCTTACTGGAATGTAAGAATGTTCTATCTGTTTGAGTGTTATCAAGAGTTGTTTCAGCATTGTCGAATGTCATCAATCCTGCTGTAATCTCAAACTCACCAGATGTGCTAGAGATGATAGTATCTACAGAGTAGAATTCGAGTGCAGATGCAGTGAGACGCATCGTGTTGGTTCCATCATTGTAGAAGTACAAGATGTTCTCGTTTGCACCAGGAGCAGTCTCAGGAATAATGTAAGTATTTTGGTCAACGTCTTTGACACCACCAAGAGAACCCCAGTTAGTTCCATCATAACCCTCAAACTGACTAGCAGTTGTATTGAATCTGATACCACCTTGAATTGCAGCACCTCTATCAGCATCAGTACCAGCAGGAACTGCTAATGTGGTGTTTGTATTACATACAATTTTCTTACCAGCGTTAGGTTGTAAGATAAGATCATTTAGATCTGTGCTAATGATATTGTCTCTTAGTCTTAAATCTCCGTTGATTACAAGAGGAGAAGAACCTAATGGGTCTAATCTAATTTCTTCAACGTCAACAAATGTTAGTGGTGCAACTGCAAGACCCCAGAAAGTTAATGTACAAGTACCATTAGTTGAAGCACCACTTGTATGAGTAGGTTCATTACCACTTGTAGCAGTTGTACCAGCTACGGTTACTTCATATAGATTGTTTTTATGCTTAAGATATGCACCGACTAGAACAGGAGCATTTGCAATCCAATCAGTAAATGCAGGAGCAGCAGTGTTAGCAGACTTGATAGTCTTGTTAGTTCTGAATTCTAATTCGTTTGGTGTAAACTTAACAGTATTAGCTCCATCATTGTAGAACCAAAGTGTGTTATCATTAGCACCAATAGAAAGTTCTGCAGTAATGTATGTGTTACCATCTAGGTCTCTAATACCACCAAGAGAAGACCAAGAAGAAGTGGAAGCACTATAACCTTCATACTGATTGCTATCTGTGTTATATCTGATAGATCCGTTTGCAGCAGAAGCAGCACCAGGACGTTGTGCAGTTGAACCAGCAGGAATGTTGATAGAACCAAAACCAGTAACCTTGGTGACCTTACCAGTAGGTGCAGATAGAACTAGATCACTACCAGCATCGGTAGAGATAACATTATTTTCAATGAATACGTTATCGTTTACATTGAGTTTGTTTGTAGTCTTGAGTTCACCAGAAGTAACAACATTGCCATCTGCCTGAGTTACAGCAAAACCACCAACTGTGAAATCATTAGTTGAAATAACTGATGTTCCTGTTAGTGTTAATGCTCCTGTAGTTCCATTTGAAACAAGTGGAGTTGTAACACTAGTTGCTGCAGCAACAGTATCAGATGATAGATCTGGAGCACTGAGAGTATCAATGGTTCCTTCTGTAGCTACGATGTCAGCAACTGATACTTGACCAGTGAGAACTTCCATCGTGACAATGTTGATGGAAGAAATATCCGTAGCTCTTAGAAGTAATCCACTACCAAATACTTTAGGGTTATTAGGATCAATGGTAATTAATGCTTCTTGATTATCTTCACCACCCTCATCTTCGTGTCCAGCGCCAGAATCACAGAAGTAGTAAAGATTTGGAGTTGCGGAAGTAACAGTTAGATCAAGATAATCATTACCTCTTTCTACACCGTCAGTATATTCAACACCAGAGATATTAACAACTGCAGCACCTGCTGTTTCTGGAAGGAGAGAGATAGTTATTTGAGTAGCACTATCAATAGAAACAATTCTTGTATCAGATGCTAATACACCGTCACCGCTAATTACAGAAACAAGCATTCCAACTTGCATACCTGTAGTAGATGCTACAGTTAAAGTAAAACTAGCTACATCTAATGTTGTGCTAACGTTCTCTACTAAACTTGGAGCATATGGTCCATCTCTAAATTGACTGAGAGCAAATTGGTGACCAGATACGCTATTATCACTTAAATCAAATCTATATGTATTACCGACGTAAATTGTCCAAGCAGGAGTAATCTGTGGTCCAGATCCAACGTCAATTAAGAATCTGTATTGGAGAGTAGATGCAGTATCAACTGTGTATTGTGTACCAGCAGCACCAGTCTTAATAAATGTATTTCCAGAAGTGAATAATGTTGCTTGATCTACTTCAAGTAGAATCGTAGAAATATTTCCACTACCGTCTAAAACAATATCCAGAATAGTAACTGCGGTAGCAGCATTTACTGTATCTGCAGTAACTGTAATATCATTTGCAGGTGTAGCTCCACCAATCAAGTTACCAGCGATTGTTAGAGTGTCGCCATCAGAGTATCCAAGACCAGCAGCATTAAGAGTTACACCAATGATTAAACCACTGCTGCTTCTTTCTACATCAAATGTAGCACCACTACCACCACCAGCAGTTGTAGATGCAACACCAGTAAATGATCCTGCTTCATCTGATGTAAATGTTAGGTTAATGCTTGCAGTGCTTAGGAATGCTGCGGATAATGTTACTTGAGTTGCACTATCAACAGATGCAACAGTAACATCAATTGCAAGGTTGCCACTTGAATCTTCTGATACTAGGTCTCCAACACTAATGCCAGTAGTATCTGCAAGAGTTGCGGTAAATTGTCCTTGTACACAGTTACAAGCAAGAGGACCAGTTACAGTTGGAGTGATATCGCCACCAGTAAATGAAATATTGGTAATATCTCCAGCTAACTCCTCTAATGTGTCAGTAGTGGTAATTGCTGTACCAGCAATAGTTTCAATTGGAGTAATCTTTTGAACGTCTTTAACCGTTACTGGATAAGTGATAGGTTGAGTTAGATCACCAGCATTTGCTGTAAACTCATCGTTTGGAGAATAACCATTACCTACATCTACTAGAGTGAAACTTCCTACTTCACCAAGAGTATCAATTGTATATGTAAAATCATCTGCAGGATCACCAAATGCAGGAACGAAATTAACAACAGTAGGTCCGAGAGCAGTTGGAGCATCAGATAGTGTGACAGTTGTAGCACTGTCTACGTTAGCAATCGTTGTATTTGCTACTAGTACACCTGTACCACTTACTTTCTCTACTCTATATCCAATAGAAAGTCCTGCTGTGCTTGTAAGAGTAAGTTCGTTTGGATTTGCAGTAGAGAATGTTAGATTAGCAGCACCAGCTACGAGTGGATTTGCTGATAGTGTTAATTGTGTTGCACTATCAATCGATGCGATAGTGGTTGCCTGATCCAAACTTCCAACATCACCAGCACCCTGCTGTACGCTTAGACCTACTACCAGACTAGATGTATCTGAAATTGTAATTTGAGCACTACTTGTGCTTAGAGTAGTAGCAAATGATGCGGAGGTTCCAGGTAGATATACAGACTGATTAGAAATTTGTTTAGGTAGTCCTAATACATCGCCAACTTGATATCCAGATCCTCTTTCATTGAGAACAAAATTGGTAAGATCACCAGGAACATTAGTAACTGTAAACTGGAAACCAGCACCACCACCGTTACCTACGTTAGAATCAGCTACGCTAAGTACATCACCAACTTGATATCCAGTTCCGTCAACGGTGATTGTTACACTATCAACAACACCTGTATTAGTTACGCTATTAATTGTGTATAAGAAACCAGATCCTGTTCCACCAATGTTAACGTATGGAGCTTGTAGTCTATCTCCAACCTTATAAGTTACACCTGGATTGGTCCAAAGAATATCAGTGACTACGCCTCCAGAGACGGTGATATCAGCAAAACCTTGCCAACCATAGTAAGTGTAGGTTGATGTGTCTTGTAGGGTGATATTACCACCTGCAGGACCCATTCCTGGATGGTTTGCACAGTCATAGCGAACAATTTGAGCACCTGTGTTGCAATCAGGTTTCATTACAACATCAGTAAAGCATCCTGGTTGACCGTGGGTGCCAGCGGTAAAGAATTCAAACTTATCTTGGAAATCAATGGAAGATCCATTCGCCAATTGGAAGGTCATTCTATGATCACTTCCTGCTAAACCTGGATTTTGTCCTTGGATAGAAGAGTCTGATAGATCAAATCGATATGTGTTACCAATATCTAATGTTAGTTGTGGTTGAATTACACCATCGATATTGTAAACCTCTGCAGGTTCTCCTGGATTACCTGCATTAGGGTTAGCTACAGAAGTAACAACAAATGTTTGAACTGGTTCGTTGAAGAAAGAGGTCTGTGAATATACACCGTCAGTGTATCCAGTACCAGCATTGGTGATCGTTCCAGCAGGTGTTGATGTACCATCAATTACGATATCCGCTTCTGCATTACTACCATTTCCACCAGTAAGTGGTACTGAGGTATAAGTTCCTGGGAAGTATGCAGCACCCGCTTGAGTGATGCTTCCTTCTAGAGCAGTGATCGTAAAGCTAGCAGTTGCTCCAGTGCCATTGCCATCTGCTAGAGGAATTGTTAGATAATCACCTGCAATATAACCAGAACCAGCATTGGTAATAGAACCATCAAATGCTAAGACCTCAATGTCTGCTGTAGCATTTTGTCCTGTACCACCAATTAGAGGAACTGCTGTATATGTACCAGGATCATATCCACTACCACCACTAACCAAAGTAACTAGCGATTGTGCTAGTTTTCTTTGTTGAATATTAAAATCTTGATAAGCAGTAAGTTCTGATAACTTAAAGTCAATAATTTTCTTACCGCTATTAACAAACCCTAAGGTTTTAATACCAGCTTTGTAGATACCTAACTGTGTGTCTGTACTAAACTTAAGTGACGGATTTCCAACTAGACCGTCTCCTAGTTGTAGATTACCTGTAGATAAGTCACTGC